TATATGCTAGAGGAGAACAGTCTATACAAAAGTATAAAGATGAACTATCTATAAATGGTGATTTATCTTATTTAAACCTAGACTGGAAACCAGTACCTGTTATACCTAAGTTTGTTGATATTGTTGTAAATGGTATGTCTCAAAGAAACTATGAGATAAAAGCTTTTGCTCAAGACCCAGAGTCTATAATGAAAAGAACAGCTTATGCAGAAGGTATACAGCGTGACATGGATCAAAAAGCTTTAATAAACAAAATAAAGCAAACAACTGGCATTGATGTTTCTAATTCAGGTGGTGTTGGATTAGAAATGGAAAGTGAAGAGGAGTTGCAGCTGCATATGCAAATGGATTACAAAGAGTCTGTTGAAGTAGCTGAAGAAGAAGTTATAAATAATGTATTAGCTAATAATAAATATGATTTAGTAAGAAGAAGATTAAATCAAGATTTAACTATATTAGGTATTGCAGCTGTAAAAACTTGCTTTAACAGATCTGAAGGTGTAACAGTTGAATATGTAGATCCAGCTAATTTAGTTTATTCATACACAGAAGATCCTAACTTTGAAGATATATATTATGTAGGTGAAGTTAAATTAATAAGCTTGCCTGAGCTTAAAAAACAATTCCCATATTTAACACCTGAAGAGTTAAAAGAAATTGAAAAGTATCCAGGTAATCAAGACTATACTAGAAACTGGAGCGGTAGATACAATGATGATACAATACAAGTATTATATTTTGAATACAAAACATTTACTAATCAAGTATTTAAAATAAAAGAAACAGCAAATGGTTTAGAAAAAGCATTAGAAAAAACAGATTCATTTAATCCACCAGAAAGTGAAAGCTTTAAAAAAGCTTTTAGATCAATAGAAGTATTATACAGTGGTGCTAAAATACTAGGTCATAATAAAATGCTTAAATGGGAGTTAGCTGAAAATATGACAAGACCAAATGCTAATACTGTTAAAGTTAATATGAACTACAACATTGTAGCTCCTAGAATGTATAAAGGTCGAATAGAGTCTATCGTTAGTAGAATAACTGGTTTTGCTGATATGATACAGCTTACTCATTTAAAATTACAACAGGTAATGTCAAGAGTAGTACCAGATGGTGTTTATATGGATATAGACGGTTTAGCAGAAGTAGATCTTGGTAATGGTACTAATTACAACCCAGCAGAAGCATTAAACATGTATTTCCAAACTGGTAGTATTGTAGGTAGATCAATGACTCAAGACGGTGGTATGAATCCAGGTAAAGTTCCAATACAAGAACTTTCTACTTCAAATGGTATGGGTAAGATACAATCACTTATACAAACTTATGAGTATTACTTAAAGATGATAAGAGATGTGACCGGACTTAATGAAGCTAGAGATGGTACACTTCCAGATAAACAATCATTAGTTGGTTTACAAAAACTAGCAGCAGCAAGTTCAAACGTAGCTACAAGACACATACTTCAAGCTAGTTTATATTTAACACTTAGAGTTTGTGAAAATATATCATTAAGAGTTGCAGATGCTTTAATGTTTCCACTTACTAAACAAAGTTTAAAGTCTAGTATATCAAGGTATAATGTAGGTACATTAGAAGAATTAGCTGGTATGAACATGCATGATTTTGGTATATTCTTAGAATTAGAGCCAGATGAAGAGGAAAAACAAGTATTAGAGCAGAATATTCAAATAGCTTTAAAAGCGGGTCAAATAGACTTAGAAGATGCTATAGATATCAGGCAAGTTAACAATTTAAAGTTAGCTAACCAAATGCTTAAAAAGCGTAGAAAAGATAAGCAAGCTAGAGACCAACAAGCACAACAAGCCAACATACAAGCTCAAGCTCAAGCTAATGCAGAGTCTGCTGAGAAAGCAGCTATGGCAGAAGCTCAAAAGCAACAAATATTAACTGAACAAAAAATGCAGCTTGAAAAAGCTAAGTCTGACTTTGAAGTTCAAAAACTAGAAAGAGAAGCTCAAATTAAACAACAGTTAATGGAGTTAGAGTTTAATTATAATATGCAATTAGCTCAACAACAAGCTAAAGCTAAAAAGTCAAACGAAGAATTTAAAGAAGATCGTAAAGACGAGAGAACTAAAATTCAAGCTACACAACAGTCAGAATTAATAGATCAAAGAAAAAATGATTTATTACCTAAAAACTTTGAATCTGCAGGCAATGATACGCTTGGTGGATTTGGACTAGAGCAATTTGTGCCTAGATAATTATTAACTATTATATTATATTATGTCAGAAACAGTCAAACAAGAAGGTGACTTTAAAATAAAAAAGAAACCTGGTAGACCAAAAAAATTAAACAAAAAAGATGAACCTATAAAAGTAGATTTATCTAAAAAAGAAGAAGAGAAAAAAGAAGAAAATGTCGTTCAAGAGCAAACAACAGATGAAGTACTTGTTCGCGACGAACCCACAGTTAGCGAAGAAGTTTCTAAAGAAGACGTCAAAGAAACAACTGAAGAACCTACCGAAGAGAAAAAAGAAGAAGTAGTATCACCGATACAAGAGATTACAGAAGAAGAAGAACAAGAAGTTAAAGAAGAAGAAAAAGTAGAAGAACCAGTTGTAGAAACTAAACAACAAGAAGTAAACTTACCAGAAAATATAGAAAAGCTAGTTAAGTTTATGGAAGAAACAGGTGGAACTGTTGAAGATTATGTTAGATTAAATGCTGACTATTCTAATGTAGATGACAATACATTATTAAAAGAATATTACAAAAGAACTAAACCACATTTAAACATGGATGAAATTAACTTCATAATGGAAGATAATTTTTCATTTGATGAAGATGTGGATGAAGAGCGAGATATAAGAAAAAAGAAACTTGCCTTCAAAGAAGAAATTGCTAAAGCCAAAAACTTTTTGGAAGAAACTAAGAGTAAATATTACGACGAGATCAAGTTGAGACCGGGCGTTACTCAAGAACAACAAAAAGCTATGGATTTTTTCAATAGATATAACGAAGAACAAAAAGCTGTTCAAGAGCAACACAATAGATTTAAATCTAATACTAAAAATTTCTTTAACCAAGAATTCAAAGGTTTTGATTTCAACTTAGGTGAAAAGAAATTTAGATATGGTGTTAGTGATAAAGACACAGTTGCTAGTAATCAATCAGATCTTACAAACCTAATCGGGAAGTTCTTAGATAATAAAGGTGAGATAAAAGATTTTAAAGGTTATCATAAAGCTATTTATGCAGCGCAAAACGCTGATACTATTGCTAATCATTTTTATGAGCAAGGTAAAGCCGACGCTATTAAAGATATAATGGCAAAATCTAAAAATATAGATAATAAACCAAGAGCTACGTCTACTGGTGATGTTTATATTAATGGATTAAAAGTAAAAGCAATAAGCGGTGCAAATAGTTCTAAGTTAAAAATAAAATCAATAAAAAAATAACTTAAAATAATAAATTATGAGTTTTGCAAGCGGAGGAGCTTTTCCTCCAAGTTTAATTCCAGCTGGCAAGAAACAAGCGTTAGATACAAATTATTTGTCTTTTAACGGTGGTGGTGGCACTGGAGATAGTGATACTTTTGCTCAACAATATCTTCCTGAATTGTATGAAGCAGAGATCGAAAGATACGGAAACCGTACATTACAAGGTTTCTTGAGAATGGTAGGCGCTGAAATGCCAATGCAAGCTGATCAAGTAATTTGGTCTGAGCAAAATAGACTACATATTGCTTATGATGGTTGTACTATCGCTTCAAACACTACAATTACAGTTCCATTAGAAGCTGATAAACATTGTGCTGTTAGAGCTGGATCTACAATTGTTATATCAGCTGATTTAATTACTTTAAAAGGTAGAGTAAAATCTGTTGGCGCTGTTGTGGCTGGACCACCTAGAGTTTGTACGTTAACTATTGACACCTATAAAGTAGCTAATATGGCTAGCATTAATGGTAAAACAAATGCTAAAATATTTGTGTATGGTTCTGAGTTTGCAAAAGGTACTCAAGGTATGGAAGCTGCTAACGCGGCTATTTCTGCTGGTGTAGGTAATGATCAGTTAGTTACTACAATAACACCTGATTTTACTCAGTTTTCAAACAAGCCAATTATAATCAAAGACTTCTACGAAGTTAATGGTTCTGACACTGCTCAAATTGGTTGGGTTGAAGTTGCTACTGAAGCTGGACAATCTGGATACTTATGGTATCTAAAAGCCGAATCTGAAACTAGATTACGTTTTGAAGATTATCTTGAAATGGCAATGGTTGAAGCTGAGAAAAAAGGAGCTGGTTCTGCATTAGATGGCTCTGAAGGTTTATTTGCTGCTATTGAAAATAGAGGTAATGTATATAATGACTTTGCTGGTGCTGCTGCTCCTGGAGCTGGCGCTTTAGCAGATTTTGATACTATCCTTAAGCAATTAGATACTCAAGGTGCTATTGAAGAAAACATGTTATTCTTATCAAGAAGAACTGCTTTAGATTTTGATGATATGATTGCTGCAATGAACGGAGCATACGCATCTACTGGAGCTGCTTCTTACGGTTTATTTAACAACGAAGAAGATATGGCGCTTAACTTTGGTTTCTCTGGTTTTAGAAGAGGTTCTTATGACTTCTATAAAACTGACTGGAAATATCTAAATGATTTTTCAACTAGAGGAAACATTGGAGACATAGACGGTGTAATGATTCCTGCTGGAACATCTACAGTTTACGATCAACTATTAGGACAGAACATTAGAAGACCTTTCTTACATGTAAGATATAGAGCTTCTGAAGCTGATGATAGAAGAATGAAAACTTGGGTTGTTGGTTCTGTAGGAGCTGCTACAACTGGTTTAGATGCTATGCAAATCCATTTCTTATCTGAAAGATGTCTTTGTGTACAAGGGGCTAATAACTTCGTGTTAATGAAGTCAACTGTATAATTATTAATATTTTAAAGATTAGAAATTATGGGATATATAAAATTAAAGGGAAGTTCGGCGTTAGGTGGTTTTAGCTTAGTACCTGCAGATAATGTAGGTTCTGTTAAAATAACTAATCACGAGTTAGTAATTCAATACGTGACAGGATCTAAATTGACAATTGCTGGAGCTAGTAACTTAGTTCAAAATGACGTTGTTTTATGTCTTGCTGGTATAGATAAAATGAACGGAGCTTCTGGAAAAACCAATGAAATTATAGAGTTAAGTTCAGCTATAACTGGACAAACTGCTGCTTCATTGTAACAAAAACAAATAAGATCCCGCTTCGGCGGGGTCTTTTTTAATTATTATATTATATTATATTATGGAAACAAAAGAAAAAAAACCTAAAGTAAAAAAAGATACTTGGGAAATTAAAGACAGGTATTATCATTTATTAAATGGTAATTCACCTTTAACTTTTAGAATAAACTCAAGACACTCAATGAGAAAACCTTTAATGTACTTCGATGAAGAAAAAGGTTATAATAGAGAGTTAAGATATGCTACAAATATGAGAAGCCCTTTTGTAGATGAGCAAGAAGGACCTGTAACACTAGGTCATATAGTATTTGAAGATGGTGTACTTATGGTGCCAAAATCAGATGTTGCTTTACAAAAAATGCTTTCATTATATCATCCAAACAGAAATAAACTTTACTCTGAAAGAGATGAAGTACAAGAAGCTGTAGATGATCTTGATTATTTAGAGTTAGAAGTAGAAGCTATGAATGCTGCTATGACTATGGATATTGATCAAGCTGAAGCTATATTAAGAGTTGAGCAAGGCTCTAGAGTATCTAAGATGAGTTCTAAGGAACTTAAAAGAGATTTAATGTTATTAGCTAGAAGTAATCCAGAATTATTTATAGAATTAGCTAATGATGAAAATGTAGGTCTTAGAAATATGGGTATTAGAGCTGTTGAAGCTAATATAATATCTTTAGCTCAAGATCAAAGAAGTTTTTCTTGGGCTAGCAATGGCCGTAAACTAATGAACGTACCTTTTGATGAAAACCCATATTCGGCTTTAGCCGCTTGGTTTAAAACTGATGAAGGAGTTGAGGTTTACAAAACAATAGATAAAAAGCTTAAATAACAAGTGATAATAAACTAGGGTGGTTTTACGCCACCCTTTTTTTTAAAAATATTAAAATGGCAATAAGCGTAGATACAGTATATCGAACAGTATTACTTATACTAAACAGTGAACAGCGTGGTTATATGACGCCAGACGAATTTAACAAAATTGGTACACAAGTTCAAAGACAAATATTTGAAAGATATTTTGAAGATTTAAACCAACAAGTTCGTATACCACAAAGCGATATGGAATATTCTGATCGTATAGCCATTACAGATGAAAAAATTGCAGAATTTAAAACTGAAACTTCACCTACTGGTTCAGGTACAAATGTATTTACTCTACCTAGTGATTTATATAGATTAGGTTCATTAACACACGAACCAGAAGGTACTATGCCAACTGAAGTTCAAAGAGTTGGTAGAGCAGAATTTTACAATATAAGAAAATCTCCACTTACTGCACCAACAACATCAAAACCAATATATTTATATGAAGATAATAAAGTTGAAGTGTATCCTAATACAATAATTGGTAAGATTAAATGTCAATATGTTAAAAAACCTACAGATATTAGGTGGGGTTATCAAATAGGTGGTTTAGGTCAATATTTGTATACTGATTTTCAATATAATGCAACTTCTTTAAATACTGGTGATTCTTTAAATATAACACAGCAAACATCCTTACCTTTAACACCTACTTTACCTATAAGTGCAAGTAATATAACCGCTTCATCTACTAGTGGTAGTGGCAGTGGTGCAACTTTTAATGTAAATGTAGATACTACTACTGGAGAAATAAACAGTGTAACAGTGGTTAATATTGGAAATGGATATTCAAATGGCGAAGTTATAGTTTTTGATGCTAGTCAATTCGCTACTACAACACCTGTTGGTCCTGATTTACAAGTTACCTTAACTTCTTCAAATTTAATGTCAGGAACAACAAGAGGTTATAACAATTTTGACTTACATAACTCAGAGCAAGTTGAAGTTATATTAAATATATTACTTTACTCAGGTATAGTTATAAGAGATCCTTCTATTATACAAGTAGCAGCACAAAAAATTCAACAAGAAGAAGTAAACGAAAAATCTTAATAAATGGGACTATTAACAGAAACTAACGCTCAATATTACTCTGGTACTAATTATGGTAGCTATATTTACATAACTTTAGATGATATAATAAATAACTTTATAGTTGGTTATGTTGGAGTTGGTAAGCTAATATCTAGCTGTAAAAGAACTGATATAATGTTTCACGCAAAAAGAGGTTTACAAGAGTTTTCCTATGATACTTTAAAAAGTATTAAGTCTCAAGAATTAAATATACCACCTAGTTTATCTTTGGCTATACCACAAGATTATGTTAATTATGTTAAATGTTCTTGGATAGATGACGCAGGTGCTAAACATATTATATACCCAACTAGAGTAACATCAAACCCAGATCAACTTCCAATACAAGATGATACAGGTATACCTACTCAAGATGTTGATGGATCTAATTTACTTTCAGAACAATCTTTAACTGAAGAAAAATGGAATAATAGGTCTTTAACAGATGATAATCAACCTACTGATTATAGACATCCTAGAAAAGAATTTGTATTAGGTAGAAGATACGGTTTACAACCTGAAGAAGCGCAAGTGAACGGTGTTTTTACTATAAACGAAAGACTAGGTACTTTTTCTTTTTCAAGTGAGCTAGTAGGAAAACTTATTATACTTGAATATATATCAGATGGTTTAGCTATAGACGCAGATACTAAAGTACCTAAAATGGCAGAGCAAGCTATGTACATGCATATAGCTCACGGTATATTATCAGGTAGAGCAAATGTACCTGAATATATTATAAATAGGTACAAGAAAGAGCGTTCTAGCGCTCTTAGAAACGCTAAAATAAGATTAAGCAATATTAAGCTAGAAGAAATATCCCAAGTCTTTAGAAATAAAGCTAAGTGGATTAAACATTAATTATGCCAGAAATTAAAAATACTTTTCTCAAGTCTAAGATGAATAAAGACTTAGACTCTAGAATAATACCTAATGGTGAATATAGAGATGGTCAAAATATTAGTATTAGTACTTCAGAAGGTGCTGATGTTGGTGCTTTAGAAAATATTAGAGGTAATATAAAGTTAACTAATTTTGGGTTAAAAGATATTAACTTAAAAGTTATAGGTTATTATGAAGACACTGCTAACGATAGGGTGTTTTTATTTATAACAAACTTTGTAGATGGGTCTAGAAGTCAAACTAATAATAGTGTAGATGAAAGCGGTGTAAATACTAGTCTTGGTAGAACTTTTACTAGAACAGCTCCAGCGAATTATATAGTATGTTGTTCTATAAACGAAGCTGGAGATGTTAATGATACTATTTTAGTTAGTGGTGCTTTTTTAAATTTTTCAAGAAATTTTCCTATAACTGGTGTTAATTTAATAGAAAACTTATTATTTTTTACAGATAATAGAAATCAACCTAGGAAAATTAATGTTGAAACAGCTTTAGCTAACCCTTTTATTTTTGGAACATCTAAAGGTTATTACTACAATGAAGACCACATATCTGTAGCTAAATACGCACCTTATACACCTGTAGATTTTTTAAAAAATACAAGAGGGGTTTTAGAATCTACATTAAAAAATGAAATTGACGAGTTTTTACCACCAATAGTTTCAGCACCTTGTGAAGTTGGATCTAGTAATTTTCCACAATACGAAACAGGTCCAACAGATGTTTTAGCTTTTAGTTTTAATAGTACTGGCACTTTTAATGAAGGTTATACTGATATATCTAAGTTTTTAAGTAACGGTGTAAACGCTGGCCCAGGAACAGGTAATCCTTTACTAGGTGGTAAAATAAAAGTTACATTAGCTGACAATAAAAATGGTAGTAGCGCTTTTGTAAGAAGAATACAAGCACCAATTCCAAGTCAAAATAAAGGGTCAAGAGTTTGGCTTGAGGATAAAGAAGGTAGTCTTATACGTAGTTTTAAAGAACAACTTGGTTGGAATTCTATAGATGGTAATGAACAAACTGGAGTTGGTGGCTCTTTAACTGTTATGTTTTCAACTGAAAACTTAGACTATAACGAAAACTTTGAAGGAGATAAAGATCTTTTAAAAGATAAATTTGTTAGATTTAGTTATAGATTTAAATATGATGATGACGAATATTCTTTAACAGCGCCTTTTTCACAGCATGCTTTTATTCCTAAACAATTTGGTTATTTTATAGGTGACGATACTAATAAAACTAAAGAATCAGGTATTGTTGATTTTATGGAAAATCAAGTAACTACAGCTGGATTAGTTATAGATCTTCCTTGTTCACCTGATAAATTGTTAGATGAGTATAAAATAAAACAACTACAATTACTATATAAAGCTTCTGATGAGCAGTCTTTAAAAGTTATAGCTGATATAGATACATCTTCTCCTAACAATATAAAAGGTGTTCCAAAAAGTATTACAATTAGAAGTGGCGGTGGTGGATATACAGCAGGTGTTAAAGAAACTACTGGTGGAAGTGGAAGTGGTTTAACTGTTGAAGTTTTAACTCTTGGAGTTGGTAATACTATAACTTCTATTATTATTAAAAACCCTGGAGATGGTTATAAGAAAAATGATACTATAGAAGTTTCTGGCTCTGCTAATGCAGCTATTATAAAAGTTTCTGAGTTGGAAAATTTATATATATACGATTATAACTCTCAAAGACCAATAAAAGTATTACCAGAAAAAGAGTTAGTAAGAGTAAGTGATATTGTTCCACTTAAAGCTAAAACGCAAGAAGCTGTTGGAAATAGAATAATATACGGTAACTTTCTTCAAAATAGGTCTACACCAACAAATATTAAATATAACGTAATAGCAGCTGAAAAAGGTACACAAACTTATTCTAATACTAATTTAGAGTTTTATAACCACACGCTTAAGCAAGGTAGGTCATATCAAGCTGGTATAGTTTTACAAGATAGATATGGTAGATCTTCTAACGTTATATTAAACGACGCTAACGACGTTAACTTTAGCTCTTCTTTTACAGCTCCATATACTAATGGTGGAGTTTCGCCAACAGCTTGGCCAGGTAATTCTTTAAATATTTTATTTTCAAATAAAATTCCAACACAAAGAACTGATACTTATAATGGTATATGGAACTCTAATGATAATCCAACAGGTTGGTATACTTACAAAATAGTAGTAAAACAACAAGAACAAGATTACTACAATGTATATGTTCCAGGTGCTTTGAGTGGAAATGTTGTTTTTGGAAAAGCAGGTGATAGTGGTTCTATATGGCAAAAAGATTTACAATATGAGAATGAAAATTCTGTATTTAATATAGTATTAACAGGTGATAATATAAATAAAGTACCTAGAGAGCTTAACAAAGTTGGACCATTAGACACTGACTTTGGTTCTGAAGTTTTATTAAGAACTAGAGTTAGACAAGACAACTCTTTTACTGAACTATTTGACGGTGGTACTGGTAACCCTTTAACAGGCTCTAGAAATTACGCTGACTTGAGTTCTCAAAATTTTAAAGTAGAAGATCAAGAAGTTTCTACAATTAGACCTTTTAGAGATCTTGGAGATTGGACAATATATAAAGGTGTGAATTTAAAATACGCTACTATTGGACCAGCCGCAGTTAGTGACCATAATGAGTATACAGATCCAACTTATATATATCCAGGTCCAAAAGGTGATATAGATCCTGTATTTATTAAAACTACTAAAAACCCTATAATAGCAACAGTTAACTCAAACGTAAGAACAGGGTCATCTTCTGAGGATCAAGAAAAACATTATTACTTTGCTAAAGAACTAAATGTTTTTGAAACTAATCCAGTTAAGTCTATGTTAGATATATACTATGAAACATCTACAGCTGGTAAAATAGAAGATTTAAACAACGATATAGAAAGTTCTGCTGGGTTACCTAGTGAAGTAATTTCAGATATAAGTCCTATTAATACTAACTTTAGAGAAGGATTTACAATTGGAGTTGGAGAAACTATATCCAATGCTTTTCAAATATTAAACGCTAATGGTACGGTTTTTCCAGATTCTTCTTGTAATATATCTATAGATACCATTGAAGTTAATAATGGTGTAGGTTTTGGTGCTTCTACTTCAGTAATAACTAATCAAAATGATTTTCCTATAGGTATAACAGAGCAAACGCAGGCTGTAGCACCTTCTACACAAGCTAGTTTTGTTTTATTTAGAAAAAAAGAAATTGTTTATGTTGTTAATGGCTTTAATGATGAATTTAAAATTGTTTTAAGAGCTAGCTGCAACGGACAACAAGACTTTACAAAAGAAATAACTGTTAACTTATCTAATAACGCACCTGAAATATCTAGAGTTGGTCTTAATAATGGTGCAGACGCTAGCGGCACTACAAGTGGTGAAAGAAACTTTCTATATGATCATGTTAAAAACATAAATAATTATGGATTAAATCAAGATAAATTAAAATACAAATGGCCAGGAAATAGAGTAGCTCCATTTCACGACACTTTTTCATCTAGTGATCCAACTGCTCTCGCCGCTGGTGCCTGGATATATGACATAAACAATTCTTTAGAATTTACTTCATCACAGTCTTTATCGCAAGGTATAAATAAGTTAGCTTCTATAGCTTATTCAACAAATGGCTCTTTAAGTTTTTCATTCCCAACATCTGCCCCTGACGATGCTGGAGTGCGTGCGACTGGAGCAACAAGAGATAGATTATCTGGTATTTTTGCTTCTCATGGTTTTTCTATAAATTCTATAAGAGTCTCTACAGCTAGAAGAACACAAAGATCAAATAGTGAGTTTATATGTGGTAATTTTACTCAAAGAAAAGCTGTTTATAATGGTGAAACTTTAAATTTTGGTGTTCAAGATCCAAGATCAAGTCCTCGATATTACGACTTAATGCCAAATCAAAACTTGTTAAATCCAATTTCTTTAAAAACTGAATTTAACAATCAAATGGATTTTAATATTAAATTTGAAGATTTTGGTTTTGAATTAAAAACTATTACAGGTGGCCTTGTTTATGTTTTTTTAACATTAAACGTTAGTGAAGAACTTCTTAATGATTTTGAAGAATTAGCTACTAAAAACCATATTTTTGATTCAAATGGGGCTGCGGTCCTACCAAAACCGTGTGGTTTAGTTTTTCAGTTTTCTATTAAGGTTAAAGACGCATTTAACAGCGGTCTTGATTCAGATAATTATGAATTTAATGTGTTTCTTAGTCATGAAGAAATAACATCATAAACTAAAATAAAATGTCGTATAGTTTAGAAGTTAAATATTACAATTCGTTTTGGTTAAAACAGGTTACAACACCATCTTTAAATCCAAGCAGCTCTAGCGATGGCAAACCTTCTTATTGCTCTGTTTTTCCAGGTTTTCCGTATGAAAAAAACAATACTTTATCTACCTCAGCTACTAAACCTAATTGGCCATTTGATTCAATTGTTTATACACCTGTATCTTTCTACTCTAATGTTTTTGCTGAAGATAATAATAATTACGATAAAAAAAATGGCGTTAAATGGATAATAGAAGAATCTAGAATAAAAGGTGGTTTTAATAATGCTCAAGTAGACTTAGGTGCTAGAGCTTATTTAAAGGAAGATTCTAACGATGTTAGAAATAGGTCTAATGCGCTTATATATTCAGGTGTACTTAACTCTACAACAAACATAAACAACACTAATGTTTTTTCTATAGCAGAAGACATAACTAAAGCTGTAGATCCGCACAATGGGTCTATACAGCTTATACATGCTATGGACAATAACTTAACTATATTTCAAGAAAACAAAGTAAGCACTGCTTTAATAGACAAAGATTATATATATTCTGCTGAAGGCACACCTGTAAGCACCCAGTCAGATGTTGTTATAGGCCAAGTAACACCTTATGTTGGTGATTACGGCATAAGTAGGAATCCAGAGTCTTTTGCTTATTTTGGTTTTAGAAGATATTTTACAGATAAAGACAGAAATGCTGTTTTAAGGTTGTCAAGAGATGGTATAACTGAAATATCAGCTTATGGTATGAAAGATTATTTTAGAGACGAACTTGCTAAAATAGTAGACTTTAAACAAATTAGATCTGAAGCTTATCCATTGTTATATAATAATTCAACTGGTTTTTTAGATCAAGGACCTAACAATTTAAGCGGTACTTTACAAGCTGCCGGTTTTGGACCTTGGGTAGGCTTAAATACTAGAGAAGATATACCAGATGTGTTGATAGGTTCTTTAGTTGAGTTAAATTTAAATTACAACCCTAATAGCCCTAACGCTGGTTGGATAAATACGGGTATATTTGTTACTGGTGTTGGCGACGTAGACGGTAGTAGTTTAATATATATAAATGAAGGGCCTTTAGGTGTAGAGCAAACAGGTTTAAATCCTTATGTTAGATTTGTTTACTCTGACAAGGATAATATAATTGGAGGTTATGATAATTATAAATCTAACTACGTCTTATCACTACAGAAAGAACTAGGAAGTAAAACAAGTAACGAGTTGAGTGATAGTTATAATACGTTGTGTTTTGATGAAACTGCAACTGGTTGGACAACTTTTTACACTTATAGACCAAATAATATTTTTAGTTTAAAAAATAATTTTTACACAACTAAAGAAGGATCTATATATAGGCATTATTCACCAAGTGTAAATTATAATAATTTTTATGGTGTAGATAATAGTTCATCAATAACATTTGTCTTTAACAATGGGCCATCTGTAAGTAAAAACTTTAAAACAATAAGTTATGAAGGAAGTGACGGATGGCAAGTAGAAAATTTTACTTCAGACGCAACTGATAACGCAGGTTCTGAATCAAGGGACACTGTTAACGTTGTTAAAAGTTACCAAGAAGGATCTTATATAGAAAATGGAGTATCATACAGAGTAGGTTTTTATAGAAAAAATAATAAATATTACGCAAACTTGGTTAATAACAGTCAAGCTTCACAAGGTGAAGTTAATTTTGGTCAATCTATTACTGGTATTAAAGGATTTTTTGCGACAGTTAAAATGTCAACAGACAACGTTACAGGTATAGGTGGAGTTAAAGAGTTGTTTGCGGTATCAACAGAATTTGTAATATCAAGATAAAAATATAATTATGGGATTTAAAAATACAATAACCCCACAAGCGGGTTGGGAGGGTATTACTCAAGCTGCTATAGGTACTATATCACTTTTTCAAGCTAGGCAAGCTAAAATAGATTATGGTAATAAAGTTAGTGAAATAGAAACTAAACTTTCTGATAGAGGAGCTATAACTAACCCTTATCAAAACTTAGAAAATCCATATAAAAATTTATCTGTAGCTACTCAAGCTGCTAGAATTCAGGCTGAAGAAGCGGATATAGCATTAGCTAATACTTTAGATACTTTAAGAGCAACAGGTAAATCTGCTGGTGGTGCTACAGCTTTAGCACAAGCAGCGTTAAGATCTAAAAAAGATATTTCAGCTAGTATAGAACAGCAAGAAGTTAATAATGAAAAACTAAAAGCTGATGGTCAACTACAAGTTGATATAGCTAGAGGAAAAGGTGAAATACAAAGAATGATGCTTCAAGAACGAAGAACAGAAGCTGACTTAGGTAGATTACAAGATCAAGCAGATTTACTTCAAGCACAGCAGTTTGCTTCAAGATCAACAGCTGCTCGAGCGTTTGGAGCTGCTGGAAAAGCAATAGCAGGTGGTATAGTTCCTAAGAAAAAAGAGTTACCAGTAGAGTATAGTGTTAGTGGACCAGAGTTCGAAGCGATAGATCCTAATACTCAATCGCCTTCTTACATGCAAAATATAAGCTTGAGTGGGCCAGATTTTGCAAAAGTAGATTCTAATAATCAAACACCAGCCTCAATGCGTTTTAATAATTTGATAGAAGACAGTGATCTTAGTTTAGCTAGAGCTGCAGCAAAAGCAGCTTATCAACTAGACCCTAATAATTATCAAGCTAATATTGATAGAATGGCTACAGATCCTAGTTTTGGACTACTAGAAGACGGCACTTTTGTAAATGAAGGTAGTTATATAAATCCTTTTTATGGTCAAAACATAGGATCTACACCAATTGGTGGACAATTTACGGTAACAGCACCTTTTGGTAGAACAGGTATTAACGCTAATAATTTCTACAATCCAAATGATTTTTAAAAATACTATAATATGAGCAATAGAAGAAGAAGAAGACAAACGGTGCCAACTAGCATGTTAGTAGACTATAGCTTAGGCGAATTATCTACTGGAATAGCAGAAACTGGTGAAACAGCTAGAAAGCAAATGGCTACTATAGCAGCAAGTAAAGCTGCTTTAAGTTTGCAAGATAATCAAATTAAAAAACTAGAAGCTGGAGTATTAGAATCTGGAGATGAAAATTTTAAAAAGAGTATAACTGAACAATTAGAAAAAGAAAGAGAAAGGTTATATATTTTAGGTTATAACTCTATAGGTAGAGATCAAAGCGAATATTTGGTAGAGCAAGATAATTTTTTAAAAAACGTAGGTAAACTTCAAGAACATCTAGCTATACTTGATCAAGATAGTGAAGAATATGAAAAAGCAAAAATGTCTGGTAGATCTCAGTTTATAATATCTAGCTTAACAGA